TAAAAGAATGGATTGAGAGAAATAAATGAAGATAGTAACAAATGACTATGGGTGTGGAACCTCAAGTTCTATTCTTGATTATAATACTGATAACGTTATTATAGTTTCAGAACAAAATCACAAGCACTTATTTGATATACGTGGTGAAGACTTATTATTTATAGGTCATGACTTTTTAATGTATCTATGGGACAGCCCTATCTATCGTTCACATTGGAAAAACTATAAAGGTAAAAAACACATATGGTGTTTCGAAAAGATTGATTGTATAGTTCCTCAATGGCAACAAAAAAGTCATTATAGTCTTTCTCTATGTCAACAGTTTACCGATAGTTTTTATGTGAGTGACGAACAAGATTGTAGAAAATATGGTCTTAAGTGGTTGCCTCAATGGGCGTCTAGAAGGTTTTACGATCAACGATCCCAGGAGCCTCAAGAAAATCGTATAACCTTTAGTGGACAAGCTGGAACTATAGGTTATGAAAAACGAGATGAACTTATGCAGCTTATAGCAAATGATTCCGATCTTAAAGATAAATTTTACGTAAGTAATAAGGGTAGAACAAAGAGTTGGGACGATTACATTGCAAATTTCTTAAATCACAAAGTAATACTAGCGCCATTTGGAAACTTCAAAGGCTTTAATACAAGAACATATGAGGCTCTTACTTCTGGTCGTGTATTGCTTCAACAGGTAGATAGTGAATATAAGTGGCATAGTGAATCTATCAGAAAGTTTAAGAACGTTGTATTGTTTGAAATATTTGATGAACTTAAACGAACATTAATGTCGATTGACCTCGACTCATTTTTTGAAAAAGATCCAAGTCTGCAATTTGAAGAAAATAATTTTATGCAAAGGATAGATTTAGTAAAATGAAAAAGATAATTTCATTCTCTTTATGGGGAGATAATCCAAAATATACCATCGGCGCTCTTTATAATGCCGAGTTAACTCCGCAAGTATATCCCGGCTGGAGTTCGAGATTTTATGTGGGAACAAGTACGCCGCCTAATGTTGGGAGAAAGCTTGAAAGACTTGGTTCAGAGGTTGTATATATGACCGAACCGGGCGACTGGAGAGGAATGTTCTGGAGATTTTATCCTGCTGGTGAAGAAGATGTAGAAGTAATGCTGTCTAGGGATACAGATAGTCGTTTGAATTTAAGAGAAAAGGCAGCAGTAGATCAATGGATGGCATCCGATAAGGAATTTCATATTATGAGAGATCATCCAGCACATAGTGCGCCTATCATGGGAGGAATGTGGGGCGCTCGTGGAAATGTTCTCAGGGACATTAAGAAGATGATTGACGAGTATCACAAGGGAGATTTTTGGCAAGTTGATCAAAACTTTCTTCGTGAACAGATATATCCTATAGTTAAAAATCGTGCCTTCGTACACGATGAATTTTTTGAGAAAAAACCATTTCCGACACCAAGAGAAAATTATGAATTTGTCGGAGATGTATTTGACGAAAATAACGTTCGTCATTCTGAACATTGGAAAGCATTAAGAAGATGAGTCCAAGTATATTAATAATACAAGAGCGTGGTCGTCACGAAAAAAATAGAGAGTTTCGTGAATGTGAAAATTTTAAAAGAGCATTTCATACGCTTGGTATTAAATGCGATGTATGGGGATTAGGATATGAAAATTTTTCCATTCCTTTTTCTCAAGTCGCAAAAGATTATGATGTTCTATTTGTATTAGAAAATTATGATGAAACGGGATGGGTTCCTGATCTGTCATCTTATAAGCAACTTAAAATTAATTGGGCTATTGATTGCCATTGTGGAGGGATTCCCAGATATCTTTCTTTCTCTAAGAAATCAAAGATTAATATTCATTTAAATTCGTCTGAACAATACATACAATATTTTGCTGGAGCTTGTGATAAGGCATATTGGTTTCCAAATGCATATCCAGACGATTTAATAACACATAAACCAGAGATACAAAAGTCTGTTGATATAGGATTTTGTGGTTCTATGATCGCAGATCGTCCTCAATGGACTTCTCTTTTAGAAAAAAGATATGGTGCTCGTTTTAAGAAAGATATCTTTGTTATAGGGCAGGATATGGTTGATGCAGTTAGCTCATATAAAATAGCTATCAATAAATCAATAGCTGATGATTTGAACTATAGAACGTTTGAAACCCTGGGCACAAAAACGTTTTTAATTACAAATACAGTCCCAAATATTGGTCGTATTTTTAAAGATGGAGAGCATTGTGTAATCTATCAAACAATCGAAGAGATGATAAGTAAAATCGATTATTATTTGGATCACCCAGATGAAGCGGAAAAGATTGCTGCTGCTGGATATAATCATGTAAAAACAAAACACACGTATTTACAGCGTGCAAAACAATTGCTGGAGATATTAAAATGAAAAAGGGTTTTGTTACCTTTGTAAATCGGTCTGAAAAGTATCAAAAGTTACATGATTTATTAATTGAAAGTATACTAACATTTACTGATTATAATGTTGAAGTTTGCGGCATAAACTGCTTATTAAATCATTCAAGCAATAGAGTAATTAATAAAACTATAACTCTAGAAAATGAATGTAGAGACACGATATTTTATGCAAAAATATATTCTTCTTACATATCTGAGTTTGACATTGGCCTACAACTAGATTCAGATATGATCGTGACGCCGAGCGTTATTGATTTATTTGAAGAAATACAGCCGGAATATTCATTTATTAAAGGTTCATTGCATCCTTGGAATGGATTAGAGCCCGCACATATTGCAATAATGAATAAACTGGGAGCAAAACAGAAGAGTCAGCCGTATATACACGCTACATATTTGTTTACAAAAAACAGTAAAGACTTCTTAAAAGAAGCTTATGATATTGGAATGAACTTTTTTAAAAGCGGAATTAGTCCAATAAATTATGATGAAACGGTATTAAATACTTTATTGTGGAAAAATAACGTTAACGATGCAAATGTAGTTTGTTATGATCCATATTTTGAATACTTCAAAAAACATTTAGGAATGCCAACAAATGAAGATGTTTCAAAGCCATATGGCGATGAAGCTAATTTTTTGGTCAGATATCTTATATGCCATGGCTGTAAAAACATTGAAGATGCACAAAGAATATACGCAAATCTATTGAAAAAAGGTTACGTTAAATGAACATTGATTATGTTATCATATCTGCCGATGATTCCCATTATTTAGACTTCTATAAGCCGGTTTCAATAATGTGGAATCATTTTGGTTTCAAAACGTTCATGTTGCATATAACTGAAACCGAAACGGAGATTCAAGAAAACAAATTTGGGCTCTATAAAAAAGTAAAAGCAATACCGAATTATCAAACGTCTTGGCAAGCTCAACTCATAAGATTATATGCATTCAAATACTTGAATGATGCTAATATGCTCATATCTGATATCGATATGGTGCCACTAAATAAAAATTATTTCATTGAGCACGCCAACACAATTAACGAAGAAGAAATATTGAATTATAGTGGACAGCCGTATGGCAACTTGCCGTATTTTCCTATGTGCTATATTCTAGGTAATTCCAATTTAATGAGCAAGGTGTTTGATTTGAATGATACTTTTGAAAATTTTTTACATAACGTTGCCAAAGAAGTAACAGTCAAATGGAATGCAGACGAACATTATATGTTCAATAAATTGAATGGATACAATAAATTAAAGATGTTGAAATATAGAACATATCCAATAGATCGAATTGATCGCAGTAATTGGACTTATGACGTAGATGGTTTAAAAATTGGCAAATATATTGACAGCCATATGTTAAGACCATACAAAGAAAATAAGACTGAGATTAACAAAATGTTGGCATTAGTTCTCGGAATTAATGATTGGAATAATTTATGAACAAAGTATATGATTTACAAAATTTTGCACCAATAGAACATTGGAGAACATTTGATAAAGAAACTAATTTAATGTTTCCATGGTATACTAGACCGTTTTTAAAACACTTGCTTGGTTTCCAAATGAAAGATTGGAAAATATTCGAATATGGTGGTGGCGACAGCACTATATGGTGGAGAAAATATTCACGTGAGGTTCATTCTGTTGATACAAACATTTCATGGTCAAAAAAATGTGATTTAATTTATGTTGATGATAAAATCGATTTTCTTTCCTATCCTTTGAAATTGATTGATGATGAAAAATTTGATTGCATTATAATTGATGGTGAACCGGTGCAATGGAGAGATGAATGTGCTGAATATGCTCTGAAAGCCATTAAAAATGGTGGAATTATAATTGCAGATAACTACCAGCAGAAAACAGTTGATCTAGAACATTGGACTAAAACTGACGAGCTATTAAAAGGATATGAAAAAAACGTATTCAAAGAGCCGGACCATCCGGATTGGAAAACTGCTTGTTGGAAAATTGAAAATAGTAGGTGAACAATGGATCCTTATAGAACACATATACCAGTATTAGAAACAATCTTTAAAACAAAAAATATTAATTCCGTTTTAGAATTCGGAATGGGTTATAATTCTACTCCATTTTTTTTAGAACGTTGTAAAAATGTTACCTCTATAGAAATGCAGCAGAAAGAATGGTTCGATAAAATAACTTCTGAATATTCTAAAACTTATAAAGACTGGAAACATCATTTGTCTATAGGTCCATTTGCTGCTTTTTCTTTACAAGAAGTCATGACGCAAAATTACGATCTAGTTTTTGTGGATGGTCACGGCGATTCAAGACCAGAGTGCATTAACGCCTTTTTCAACAAGGCAGAAATAATTGTAGCTCATGATGCTGAAGAACCAGGATATCGTTGGAACTTAGTCAATAAACCAGACAACTATAATCAATATCTTTTTGCTCGTTTAAATCCATTTACTTTAATTTACTCAAAAGATTTCGATTTAATCGAAACAATTCGTGATATATGATATTAATAACTGGATCTTCTGGTTTGCTTGGTAGCTCATTAGTTTCTCTTTTCAAGAAAGAGAGACAAGAAATACTTTCCCCTACTAGAAGTATTTTAAACGTTTCAAATAAAGAGGAAATTAAACGTTATCTCTCTAATTTTGAATGTGCAGATGGACAAGGCATATACAGTAAAATAACTCGTGCTTTTCATTTGGCAGCTAAAGTTGGAGGAGTAAAAGCAAATCAGAATTCTCTTGGAACTTTCTATCATGATAACATCATCATGAACACAAATTTTCTACAAGCGTGTTTGGAACATAACATTCCTAAAGTGGTTTCCGTATTATCTACTTGTGTCTATCCAGATGCTCCATACGTCTCCTATCCGCTCACAGAAGACCAGTTACATCTTGGACCACCACATGATAGCAACTTCGGTTATGCTTACGCTAAAAGGATGCTGGACGTGCAGACGAGGGCATATCGCAAGCAGCATGGGGTCAACTATATTACTGTTATACCAAATAATCTATTTGGCGAATATGATAACTTCCACTTAGAGGACGGGCACGTTATCCCAGCTCTTATCAGAAAAATATGGGAAGCTAAACTCAATAATAAACCTACTGTAGAAATATGGGGAGATGGTAGTCCATTGAGAGAGTTTACTTATGCTGGGGATATCGCCCGTATACTCATTAAAGTCTCAGAAGAATATAATGAAGATCAGCCTCTTAATATTGGTAACACAGAAGAACACTCAATAGCTTCAGTAGCAAAGAAGCTTGTTGAATATCTTGAATACGATGGCAAGTTGATTTTTAATACCGATAAACCATCTGGTCAGTTTAGAAAACCATCATCTAACAAAAGATTATTAGAAAAAACAAGTTGGCGTGCAGAAGATTATACTCCATTTGATATTGCTTTAAAGAAGACCTGTGATTGGTTTAAAATAGCATATCCGAATGTAAGAGGAGTATAATGTCAACACAAAAGACTGCGTTTATAACTGGCGTAACCGGTCAGGATGGTTCTTATTTAGCAAAGCTTCTACTTGATAAAGGTTATCGTGTTATAGGTATGAAGCGCCGCACTTCTCTTATAACAACAGACCGTCTTGATGATATAGAAATTTTCAGTCATCCAAATTTTAAACTTGAATATGGTAACATGACCGATTCAAGTTCTATATATTCTCTTCTTACCAAGTATAAGCCCGACGAGATATATAACCTCGCTGCACAAAGCCATGTAAGGGTTTCTTTTGAAGTTCCGGAGGAAACCTTGGACGTAGTAGGTGGTGGCACCTTGAAGCTTTTGGAGGCTTATAGGTTAATCTGTCCGCAGGCACGTTTCTATCAAGCATCTTCTTCTGAAATGTATGGAGATAACATACAAGTTCCTCAAAATGAAGAGACACGTATGACACCGGCTTCTCCTTATGCTTGTGCCAAACTATATGCTCATAACCTTTGCCGTAACTACCGTGAAGGCTATGGGCTTCATATATCATCCGGCATATTGTTTAATCATGAAAGTCCCGTAAGAGGGGAAACATTTGTTACCCGCAAGATTACTCTTGCTGCTGCTAATATAAAGTTGGGCAAACAAGAAACGTTATATCTTGGAAATCTTGACGCAAAGAGAGATTGGGGATTTGCTGGAGATTATGTTGAGGCTATGTGGTTAATGTTGCAGCAGCCAAAAGGCGATGATTATGTTGTTGCAACTGGAGAAACACATACGGTTAGTGAATTTCTGCAAGTCGTGTTTGATCATGCTGGTTTAGATATTAACAAGCACGTGAAGATAGATCCCAGACTATATCGTCCACATGAAGTTCCAATATTACTTGGAGATAGTTCTAAGGCGCAAAGGATCTTGGGATGGAAACCGAAGACAACATTTCGTGGTTTAGCTGAGATGATGTATGAAGCAGATTATCATCGTGCATTAAATCTTTGATATTCTAATTCTAAACATATCCGCATTTATTGCTGAAAATATCAACATCATAAGGAGATAGTAATGTCAGAAGAGAACACATTTCTCACCGCTTTTAATTTCAAAAAGAAATACAAGGTTATAACCCTTTCAGATCACCCACTTGCACCATCAGGTGTCGGTGTTCAAGCTCGTTTCTTGATTGATGGTTTAGTCAAGACCGGTCAATGGTCATTCCGCTGCTTAGGCGGCGCCATGAAGCACGCAAAGTATGATACGGTCGCCGTGAACCCCGACTTCATTGTAAAGCCTGTAGACGGCTTTGGAAGCAAAGAACTTATTCGTCAGCTTCTCATTACAGAGCAGCCAGACGCTATCTTCCTATTTACAGATCCCCGTCAGTTCATATGGCTTTGGGAAATGGAAGATGAAATCCATCAGGTATGTCCAATAGTTTATTGGCACGTTTGGGATAACGATCCATATCCAGCTTTTAACTTTCCATGGTATGAAAGCACCGATCTTATTAACTGCCTATCTTATAAGACCTTTGAGTTAGTTAAGCCACATTTCCCAGAGAAGACAAATTATATTCCTCATACGTTCCCAAAGGGCGTATATAATGCTTTACCAGAGGAACAAATAAAGCAATTTAAGCAACAAAATTTTGGTCCAAAAGCAGATTGGTTTAAAGCTCTTTGGGTTAATCGTAATGCTACACGTAAGATGCCAAACGATGTTCTATTTGCTTGGAAAACCTTCCTTGATGATTTGCAGAAGAAAGAGGGTCATCGTAATGCAATCCTAATCATGCATACAGATCCTGCTGATATGGAAGGTCCAAATCTTCTTGCTGTTTCAGACATGCTTGGTCTAAATGACAACGTTTGGTTCTCGAATGATCGTCTTCAATTCGAGCAGATGAATGTAATGCATAATCTTGTCGATACAACTATTAACGTTGCTAAGAATGAAGGATTTGGTCTTTCTACACTAATCTCCCTCCAGGTTGGCAAACCAATTATTGCCCTTAAGACCGGCGGCGAAACACGTCAGGTAGAAGATTATCGTAATGGATATCAGTATGGCGTTGCTATTGAGCCTGCGAAGCGCAGTCTTGTTGGCTCACAGATGGTTCCATATATTTTTGAGGATTTCTGCACAGAGCGTCAGGTGGCAGATGCTTTCATGGAAATTTATAATTGGACACCAGAGAAGAAGGCAGAGTTCCGTGAGAAGGCTGCTGAATATCTCGAGCACGAGTTTAACTATGAAAACATGGTTCAACAATGGCATGAAACCATGTTAAAGTGTGTAGAAGACTTTAAGGCAAAGAAGGAAGCTGGTCAAAATAAGCGTTGGAAGCTTCAAGGCATTAATCCAGCTCCATCAAACAAGTTAATCAACATTAAGTGATAAGGGAAATAGTAATGACAAAGAAAACAGTTATACTTCGTGGTCCAGTATTAACCGAAAGCGGTTATGGTGTTCATGCTCGTCAAATAGCTCGATGGTTATTTGATTTGGCAGATAAAACCGGAAATATTGATGTTGTTACAGAACCTCTTCCTTGGGGCGCTACTCCTTGGCTTGTTGATGTATATGCACATGATGGTCTTGTAGGTCGTCTTGTTCAAGCTGCTGGTAAGAGAGACAAATATGACGTATCTCTTCAGCTTCAGTTGCCAAACGAATGGAATCCTTTCCTAGCAGATTTTAACGTTGGGTTAACTGCTGGCGTTGAAGGAGATGTTTGTAATCCAGCATGGATTTCTGCTATAAATCGTATGGATCTTGTTATAGTCCCATCAGAGTTTGTTAAGAATGTATTTGCTAATACTGGAGAGATTAAAACAAAAGTCGCCGTTATTCCAGAAGCTTTCTTTGATGCTATTGTAAAGCCAGAAGTTCCACAAATCGATTTAGATATTTCTACGGATTTTAACTTTCTAGTATTTGGACAGATTACTGGCAACAATCCTGAAAATGACCGTAAGAACACATTTTATACAGTTAAGTGGCTATGTGAACAGTTTGCAGATAATCCAAATGTTGGTGTTGTGATTAAGACAAACACCGGTAGACAAACAGTTATAGATCGTGTACGTACAACAAATCTATTGGCGCAACTTACATTAGAAGTTAGGAAAGGCGCAGAATTCCCAAAGATTTATCTTCTTCATGGAGATATGTCAGATGATGAAGTAGCGGGGCTATATCGTCATCCAAAGATTAAGGCTCTCGTAGCTCCTACCCGTGGTGAAGGATTTGGTTTGCCTCTTCTTGAAGCTGCTGCTTCTGGTCTTCCGGTTATTGCTACTGGCTGGAGTGCCCATACAGAGTTCCTTAATAAAGGCAAGTATGTCAAGCTTGATTATCGTTTAGACACAATTCATCAGAGTCGTGCAGATAATCAGATTTGGATGCCAAACGCCAAGTGGGCAAATGTTAAGGAAGATGATTTTAAGCATCGTGTAAAGAAGTTTGTAGAGAGTCCACAGATGCCACAACAATGGGCAAAGGAGCTATCTGAAACTCTTAAGCGTGAATATTCTTTTGAAAGAATATCCGCTCAATACACAGAAGTTTTTAAGGACGTTTTGGGATGACAATATTTTTTGGAATATTGAGTTTGTTACTTCTAATTTTACTAGGAGTTGCAATATTTTATATAATTCGTTTCGCTCGGATTATTATGATCATTGAAGATGATTTTTCTGATGCTATTGAGGCTTTAGAAGATACTGAAAAGGCATTAGAAAAGATTCTTGGAATGAGATTATTTTTTGACAGCAAAGAAGTTCAATTAGTTGTTCAAGAAGCAATGTCCGAAGTTAAGAAAAATAAAATGTCAGTAAATCGTGTTGCTCTTAAGTTTGTTGATAGAAGCAAACAAAAATACACAGTTATTGTCGAAGAAGAACCAGATATTCGTGAATTGCAAGAACGTTTATTGAGAGAACGTATGCGCCGTGGAGATTTACTAGATGAGATATCGCAAGAAATCAACCGTTGATATAACAAACGAGTTAGAAGAATTAGGAAATTTAATAACGGTTGAATCTACCGCTTCTGATTCTATTCCTCCTATTATTTATCCGGAAAAGAAAAAAAATAGAAAAAAGATTAAGCGTAAGAATGAACCAACGCTTGTTAACTATTTTAGTGATAAAACACAAGAACAAATAATAGTGTATCAGCAAGAACCGGATACAGAAAAAAAGAAAAAGATTTATGTGAAGGAGATACTTCCTGCCTTTGATAGCCTCGTAGAAAATCTGATAAACGTTTACGGATTTTCAGTAATGTATGAGAGCAAGCAAGACCTCAAGCACGAATGTCTTCAGTTTTTATATACTGCTGTTGATAAGTTCAATGCCGAGAAGGGAAGCAAAGCTTTTTCTTATTTCAATGTTGTAGCAAAGAACTGGCTTACTATTAAGAGTAAGCAAAATATGAAAAGGGTTCAGAGTTATATCTCAATAGATGATCGTGAGAATTTATCAAAAGAAGATTTAGAACAGATTGAGACACATCATTTTCATCCTGGATTTGAAGAATCTCTGACAGCAGTTAACACACATGATTATCTAACAAAACTAGTTGTTGCAATAGAAGATAAAACAAAAACAGATAACGAAAAAATGGTAGTAAATGCTATCAAAGTTTTAATTAGTAATCTTGAAGACGTTGATCTCCTAAGCAAAAGAGCTATACTACTCTATGTAAGGGAACTCACAACTTTAAGTTCAAAACAGCTATCAATTGTATTGAGTTCTCTAAAGCGTTACTATCGTGACGTAAAAAATACAGATGATTTTATCCTCTGATTATCATTATATTCTGTTATAGAAATAAGAAAGAAACAGGGATATATTTAGGGTTGTATGGCAAAGAAAAAGACCCCTGTATATCAACCGGCGGCCCCATCTTTTGGGGCACAAACTCCTCCAGACGAGCCAGATATAACTGGAATGGAAGTTGGATTTCGTCGTCCTAATATAGATGACCTTGATGAGAAGATTAACAAGCAGATGCATGATTTCTCTGCCCTGCTTAATCAAATCTCGTCTGTAGAAGATAAACAGAAGGCGCTCTGGAAGCAGATATATGAGAATGCGGTACAAGACCGTAAGAACGCTTATATCATGTGGATAGACCTTTATGGATATGTCCATGCCAATCCTAATGAGCACGCCATACATGGTCAGAACTTGTCTCGCTACATGGAAAGAATGAGCAAGGCAAATGATCAGATATTAAAGTTGACCGAGTTAGTTTCTAAAGCCAGCGAAGAGGATCTTGATGAAATGATGTCTGAAGATGATATTTATGACAGAATTCAAAAGACAACTGGCTTAAAACAATGAATACAATAAAACGTCAACAATTAATAGAGAAAATAAAAAAAGTTATTCGTCCAATGGTTTTCGAACAAATGGATGAAGGTGGTCTTGGTGGGCATATGTCCCATTTACATGAAGACCAAGATTTAACATTTGGTGATATTAAAGCAATATTTCATCAAGCCAGTAAAGGAAAGCTTGAAAGTGTTACCGAAAAACTTGATGGACAAAATACATTCTTTACTTTTACTCCAACGGAGGGTTTAAGATTTGCTCGTAATACAGCTCATATTAAGACAAATGGTATGGGTGCTGACGAAATAGAAAGTCGTTGGGCAGATAAACCAAGTGTTGCTGCCGCATTTGGAAAAGCTTTTAAAGTATTGGCGGCTGGCGTGGCGGCACTATCTCCTGCAACGAGACAACAAATATTCAATGACGGCAAGATATGGTATTCAGCAGAAATCGTTGGTACTCTTAATCCTAACGTTATTAACTACGATCAGGATGCTGTTATATTTCATGAAAGCGGAACCGTGTATGATGAAAATGGACAACCATTAAACATCGATACTAGTGCAAATTTTGCAAAGCTTGTAACTTCAGTCAATAGAATGCAAGCTGCGATTAAAGATAGTGGATGGAAAGTTTTGGGACCGGTCATGGTTTCATTGCAAAAGCTTTCTAATAATGAACCATTAGAATTAGCCATGGCTTCTCTAGATGAAATAATGAACCGTTATAATATGTCAAATGATAACACACTCAATGATATGTTTGAAGAATATATCGTTTCAGATAAGTTAAGAGATGTTGTAGCTGATGACGATACCAAGTTATATGTTGCAGAAATAATATCTGATTTTGAAAACACACTTACTAGTAAAAAACCTGTGCTAAATGATTTGGTTAATGAAGGATTGTTACAAAAAGAAGATTTAAAATTAATTGGAAATCTTATTAAGGACGGTCCTAGACTTTACACAGAGCTAGTAGAACCGGTTAGAGAAACTGTAAAAGAATTTGCTGTTGAAGTTTTGAAGGCTGTGCAAAGTTATCTTGTACTAAATCCGCAACAAGAGGTTCAAAGATTACGTGCCGAAGTACAAAAAGCCATATCAAATATCCAACAAACAGGAACAGAACGTTCAAATAAAGTTTTAGAAAAAGAATTGGGTCGTTTGCGTAATATCGACAATATAACAAGTTCTATGGAAGGTATAGCTTTCAAATATAACGGTAAGCTATATAAACTTACTGGTGCATTTGCTCCTTTGAATCAAATACTTGGAATAGCAAAGTACGGACGATAATAAATGCCATTAAGAACTGGACTATTAAGAGAATTCTCTGGTGGAGGCGCCGCAGGAGCTGCACTCGGTAGTATTATTAATGCTGCTCCGCCGCCGATTTTACAGAGAGCTGTTGTAATAGATGTTATTGTAGATCCGGATTTGATAACAGATGAATATAAACAAAGAATTATTAATACGGTCACAAATCCGGATTTAGTTCATTTAATGTCTGTTAATACAATTATTGCAAAAATTGTATCAAACAACGAAGGAAATGGGGCTGGCTCTAACACCATACTTTTTCCTTTTTATTCATCTAACTTCATGCTTCCTATTGCAGCCGGTGAAATGGTTTATGTAATATATGAAGATCCCTCTGGAAATGGAAATGGAGTTGGTTATTGGTTAAGCCGTGTACCTGGTTATGGTACAATTGAAGATCCAAACTATACTCATAATGATAGAAGATTTGATCCTGCTAATAATATAGGAACATACACAACAAGAGAAGAAGTTGAACGTAATCGTTCAACTGGACCTGAAGATTTCCCAAATGGCGGAAATGTAATCGATTCATTAACGCTCCCGCCGGATGAAGAAAATCCAACTGAAAGCACGTATACAGTAATATATAATTCAGCTCCATCTTCAGTATATGTAACGCCGGAGCCGGTTCCAAGATGGTATAAGCGTCCACAAGAATTAGTAATTCAAGGGAAAAATAACTCTTTGATAATGCTTGGAGAAGATCGTAATGGCGGTCTTGATGGAGCACTATCTGACAATCCAATTGATATTACCAAAACTGGTGGAGCACCAAGACAAGCTGGTGCTATCGATATAGTTGCTGGCAGAGGCAGATATCTCATGCCTCCAGGTAGAAATCCAAAAGGTGGAGAGCTTGAACAAAATCCGCCCGGTACTGACTCTACAGCTCCGTTAGTTATAGAAAACACTAGAGGGTATCTCGAAACCGATAAAAATCCATTTAGAAATAGCAGAGAAAATATTGCAAATCCGGACGAAGGCAATCCAAGTCCAATGTTTGATGCCGCTCGAGTGTATGTAGTACAACAAAGTAAAGTAGATGAAAATTATAGATTGATTCCCGGTACCGCAGGAAATGGATTAATCTTTCCTCCGGAGTGTCTTCCAAATGAGCAGCCGGAACCGGTTGCTGGAGTACATGGTAGAAGTTATGTTGTCAACAAAGCTGATCACGTTAGAATAATAGCAAGAAAAGAGCTTTTATCTGCGGACCAGCCAAAAATTGCAGGAACTGTTTTTATCGTCAGAGAAGGAAAGCAAAATACAAACGCAATCTCTTCGGATCCTAATGCATTACCAACGTCTCCGGATGGAGATTTGGCATATATTCTTTTGAATAAAGATGGTAAAGCACAGATTGAGGCAAATGAAATTTATCTAGGCAGAGCTACAGCTCTAGAACAACCGTATATTAGATATACGGTTTATAAAGCTACAATTGAAGAATTGCAAAATCAAATTAACGCTTTAAGAGATCATATTGGAACTTTGGAAGAAACTTTAGAAACAGCGTTCAAAACTGCAATTGCAGTACCTTATTCAAATATTCCATCGTTGTATGCACTAGGCGATAACGTATTAAGAACTCAAGTTCAATTTCAGCAACTTGATCAATCTATTACAACTTCTGACGATGTTATCAAAAACATTTATAATTTCAATGCAAAATCTACAAAAATATTTGGAGAATAAGGAGTTCGAACTATGTCTAAATCTGCAATGAGAGGTGCTATTGAAGCTGCTTTAAGATCCGAATTGGGATCTGGCGATCTGGGAGATGCAAATGGGCAAATTTCCAGATTAGCAGATGCAATATCAAACGCCGTATATGCACATGTAACTGAAGAATTGAACAATTTAAGAATTGTACTGGTTACTCCTGGCACGTTTACCGGTGCTGGAACAGGAGTTGTTACGGTAACTGCACCAGGTATGGCAGCATGGAACCCTGGGATTCCATGATATCATATACTTATTGTCATGGCTCGTTTATCATTTAAAGATGTTGGAATTCAAGGTTTTGGAAATAACAACAGTATACAATCTACTATTGCTCCAAGACCAATTGGAATCAAGACGCCTCTTGAACTAGATAAAGATCAATCAATCAATATATTCAAGATGCATTACAACACGCTCGACCAATTGAGCGACAATCTTCGTAATTTAATACTAACAAATCACGGAGAAAGATTGGGGATGTATGATTTAGGCGCCAATCTTAGACCATTGCTGACTGATTATAGCAACAAAGACAATTTTGACAAAGAAGCAATGAAAAGAATAAAGACAACGGTTGCGAAATATATGCCGTTTGTTAATTTATTGGGATATGAATCTAAAGTTGATAGACAAGATAATACGTATACTGGGATAATAATAATGCTCATTGCATTTCAAGTTGCAAATTACCCAGAACAATTAATCGAAGTTACATTATTTATAACGTGATAAAATGGCAAACGAATCAAAAAAACAACTTCTTAAACAGGTAAGACAGCGCCGATATCTTAATAAAGACTTCGATGCATTACGTAATGATTTATTGGATTATGCTCGCTCATATTTTCCGGATAATATTAGAGACTTTTCAGAAGCATCTTTAGGTGGTTTACTCCTAGATATGGCTGCATATGTCGGTGACGTACAAAGCTATTATCTTGATCATCAGTTTCATGAATCATTTCCGGAAACCTCTGTAGAACCAAATAATATTGAACGGCATTTACGTAGGGCAGGAGTGCCAATAGTTGGGTCTTCTCCAGCAGTTGTTTCCGTTACTTTCTATATTAAAGTTCCAACAGATGGTACCGGCGCCGGAACACCTGACACAACTTCTTTGCCGATTATTAAAGAAGGTACAGTTGTTAAGGCTACAAATGGTGTAGAGTTTGAATTAACAGAAAACATAGATTTTTCCGAAACAAGAATTGATGGTTCGTTAAAAGCTAGTATTATAGTTGGAAACACCAATGCAAACAATGTACCACAAAACTATATCCTTAGTCGTGAGGGTACGTGCATATCCGGAAAAAGAACAACGGAGACGTTTCCTGTTTCCTCATTTATTCCTTTCAGAAGCATAACGTTATCAAATCCAAACGTTTCTGAAGTTATAAAAGTAACAGATACCGCTGGAAACGAATATTATGAAGTTGAATCTTTAACTCAAGATACTGTTTATAAACGTGTTTCAAACATAAATTACGATCAAAAACTGGTACCAGAAAATATTGTTCCAATACCGGCACCATATCGATTTACTAAAAATACTGCTTTACAAAGCAGAACAACTAGTCTTGTATTTGGTGGTGGCAGAGCATCTTCTATTAACGACGACATAATTCCGGATCCAAGTGAATTTTCTCTACCTTTATACGGTAAGCGTACTTTCTCTAGATTTACGGTAAATCCTGGAAACTTGCTTCAAACAACCACATTCGGCGTTATAACTGAAAATACTACATTATCTATT